AAGTGATTAAATCCTATCGTGGAGCGAACGTCTTGGGCGAACTTGATACCGCCGTATTGTGGTCAGCTTGTGAAATGTGGGAACTGTATAGGCAGGTAATGGATAAAGCAAAGCTAGATCCAATAAACGCAGACAACCGCATTGCGGTTACAGCGTACTGGCAGAAGTTCGAAGTAGCGGCCAGTCGGCTAGGGCTGAACCCATCGGATAGGCAGAGATTGAAGCCGAAGGGAAAAACACAAACGGGCGGAATTAAGGCAAGAGTAAGAGCATAGTGAAAATTGACGCAGTAACAAAACGATGGATACGCAACGCAGCGGACGAAAGGGCCGCTTCGCGTGGGTTCCGATTTGATGAATCACGTGGGCAGAACAACGACCGCACTGGCATCATTGATTTTGTAGAGGATAATCTGCGACTGTACGAGGGTGAATATGCGGGACAACTCGTTAAGGTTATGCCCTGGCAGTACGAATTTTGGATGAGGCTTTTCTGCTGGGTACGGATGGATGAGCTACCTAATGGCCAACACCGTGAACTGCGACGGTTCCGTAAAGCGGGAGTATGGGTACCGAAAAAAAACGGCAAGACACCAACGGCGGCAATGACGGGGTTATACCTGTTTTGTGCTGATGGCGAGCCCGGTCAGAAGGTGTTTTCGGCCGCCAAGGATGGTAGACAGGCCCGCATTATGCACACACATGCCATCAAAATGGTTGAACAATCGCCCGCGCTTATGGCCGAGTGTCAAATCAATCGATCACCCGGCAAGGAGGCAATTATACACGTCCCCACCGATTCGGTTTACAGTCTATTGGCGGGTGATAATATTGCTGGTCAGGAAGGTATTAACGGTTCAGTGATTATCGACGAGTGTCATGTGGTTGATAATCGGCTGGCTAAGGTGCTTGAGTACGCTGGTGCGTCACGCCCCGAACCTATTCAGTTAGAGGTATCTACCGCCGGCGACAACCCCATGGGGTATGGCAAAAAACAATTTGACTATGGCAAGACGGTAGATTCTGGCGTGAAGGACGACGATCGTTTTCTGTTTATATACTACGGTGCCGACCAGAACGCAACCGACGAAGAGTGCATGTCACCGGAACTACAAGAGGCGGCCAATCCGGCTATCGGACACATCCTCCGCAAGAGCGAACTAATGGAGGCCGCCAAGCGTGCACAGAAGTCGATATCCGATTTTGCTGTTTATAAGAAATATCGTTTGAATATTTGGCAGCAATCTTCTAACCCATGGCTGAAGTTAGACGATTGGGTGAAGTGTGGGCGGGAGTTTACGCTGGATGACATGCAAGGCCGGGACTGTACACTGGGGTTGGACTTGTCGAAAACGCGGGATATGTCTGCGTTTGTGCTGGTGTTCAGCGACCAGGACGAAGATAATCGATATTGGCAATGGCCCGAGTTCTGGCTGCCAGAAGATGCGGCGTTAGAAAATGCACACCTGGCCGACTATCCGCAATGGCACCAAGACGGCCACATGCACTATTGCGAGGGCCGCACTATCGATCAGCGGGACATCCGGCAGCGAATAGAAGATGTGGCTAAAATCGTCAATATCACATCGATAGTCTATGACCCAGCCTACGCCGAAGAACTGACAAAGCAATTGGCGGAGGATCTAGGCATAGAGCGGGTCGCATTCAAGCAAACAATTATGTACTACATGGGTCCGACTGCTACCTACGAAGGGCTGGTGATCGATGGGCGATTACATCATCCTAATCACCCGATCTTAAACTGGCAGGCTGGGCACATTCACGTTAAGACTGACGTGAATAACAACAAGCGACCAGTGAAACCAGACAACGACGACCACCGTAAGATCGACGGAATGGTGGCGGGCATCATGTCGCTAGGGGTGGAAGAGTCGAACGCCATTGAGCCATCCGCCTACGAAGATGAAGACGTGCCGATGTACGCTGACGATATTGAATACGACGAAGACGAGGACGACGTGGACAACGCAAACGAAACCGAACAACCTCAAATAGACAACGAGGGTATCTATGTATAATCCGTTTGCTGCCATGTTTCCAAGAAAAGAGGCGGCGGCCGTACCGGGGCCGCTGGACGATTACTGGTATTCGCCGGTTGGCTTGGGCACGCCGGCCGGCATCGATGTAACTATTGATAACGCCAGCCACGTATCGGCGGTGTACGGCTGCATCCGTGTGCTACACGAAACGCTTAGCCATCTGCCGTTCTGCGTATATAAGAAAACGGGCGATGACTCACAAGAGAAAGCGACTAAAAACTATCTGTGGAAGGTGTTGCACGATCAGCCCAACTACTGGATGACGCCGATGTCATTCAAGGAGTTAGGTGTCAACCACTTGTTACTACGCGGCAACTTCTACTGCAATATCGTAGGCGATAACGACAACATGCAGTTATGGCCGATGAATCCTGACAGGATGTCAGTAATGCAAGATGGCAACCGCGTCATCTACAAGTACCGCCAGAAGATGGGCGAGGTTGTGGAGTACGCACAAGAGGACATATTCCACGTCATGGGCCAGTCGCTAGACGGCATCCAGGGCGTGAGCGTGCTGGAGTATGCACGCAACACCATAGGCTCGGCGATAGCACAAGAGACACATGGGGCCAGCTTATTTAAGAACGGTGCCCTGCCGCCCTACTGGATCTACCGGCCACCTGAAAAGAAATGGACTGACACTGCCATTAAGAACTTCCGTCGTGGCTGGCGTAAGCTACACGGCAACAGTAGCGGCGAACCGCCGATTATGTCTGACGGTATGGAGATCCGTGAGCTATCCATCAGCAACCGCGATAGCCAGTGGATAGAATCACGCGGGCTATCTGCCGAGGAGATATGCCGGTTCTTCGGTGTGTCGCCACACATGATCGGTGTGAAGTCAACCGCACCCAAAGGCAACACCGAGCAGCAGGCATTAGAGTTTTTCATGTATACGCTGACGCCGCTGGCCAAACGGTTCGAGGAAGCGGCTGATCGTGATCTAGTGATGGATCGGGATACCTACTTCACGAAGTTTAATCTCGACGCCACTTGCCGGGCCGACACCAAAACACGCCACGAGGCCCATAATATTGCGGTGCAGGGCGGTTGGAAAACCGTCAACGAGGTGCGTGCGTTAGAGAACCTGAACCCCATCAAGGGCGGCGACGAGGCAAGGTTCCCCATGAACATGCAGCCCGCCGGCGGTGGCCCCGACGAGAACGAGCAGGGTGGGCAGCCCGGTAAGGGCCAACCCAAGGCCCCGCAAATACCTGACAATAACGAAGCCGTGGCCGTCGTGCCACCGAAAGAAATAGCGACCGACGCTGAGCCCACCGCCGACGAACGCCAGAAAGTAAAGAGGCGTGAGGCTCAGGCGTCGTTCGCTATTCTATTGGACGAGGCGGCCGAGCGGATCGCGGCGGCAGAGATTAAGGCGGTGTCAGCGAGGGCCGATAAGGCTGCCGACGATCACAATAAATGGACATCATGGCTAGTAAGCATTTATGCCAAACACGCCATCTATGCCAAGCGAACACTAACACCCATTTACAAGTCGTGGGTCATTGCACAGCCAAATGGTATTTGTAACGATAACTTTTTTCAACACTGGGCCGAGTCTTGTGTTGTAAATGTATGGGAACACCCGCTGGCCCAGTCCGGTACAGATGTACCGGCATTAGTCGAGGGATGGGAAACAACAAGGGCCACCGAACTGGCCACCGAATTAAAAGAGGTACTTTTCAATGAAAACCTATAACGCAATCAACGCTTTTATAAATGACTCGCTGTGGCTGATACTGCCCGAGAAACTAGATGCCATGATCGACATGATACGTGGCAAGGAAGCCGGGTTTACAATCAGCGATGAGGCGGCCGAGAAGATGACGGCGGCTAGCAACCGTAACCGCCAGTCGAAGGTAAACCGCAACGTGGCCGTGCTGCCTATATATGGCGTCATAAGCCAGAAGATGAACATGATGGCAGCCATAAGCGGCGGCACATCCACCGAGTTGTTGGGTGCCGAGTTCGATTCGCTGATGGCCGATAAGTCCGTCGATGCCATCGTACTGGACATCGACTCACCCGGTGGCAACTATTACGGCACGCCGGAACTGGCCGAGAAGATATTTCAGGCGAGAGGCACCAAGCCCATTGTGGCCGTGGCTAACAGCCTGGCTGCATCGGCCGCGTATTGGATCGGCTCGGCAGCCGATGAGTTGGTAGTCTCGCCATCAGGCGATGTGGGCAGCATCGGTGTGCTGGCAGTTCACGAGGACTATTCGGCAGCCAACGAGCAGGTCGGTGTGAAACCCACCTATATTACCTACGGCAAGCATAAGGCGGAAA